TATAATCCTGATACACCATGAGATCCACGAAGGCCTCTTGTCGTTTCGTTAGTTTTTTACTCTTCATTATTTTTTTTTCCAAAAATTACAACCATGCTATCGTGCATCGGTCTATTATTTTTTGTTTCATTAAATACTTTTACACCAAAATTATTTATTCCAATAAAAGCAATTCGACCTTTAACAAATCTAATTTCTTTTGCGTTAGGTTGAATGTAATCATGAAACAAAACACTACTGGTTCTAACAGGTAAAAGCATAACGCACAATTTTTCTTTTTTAGATTCATCAATAGCTTTTTTAACAAAAGCATCTTTTAACTTTTGTGAATATGGAGGATTGACAAAATTTCTTTTTCCCCAATCGATTAATAACCCATCTCTTTCTGGGGTAATTTTATCAAAGTAAATAGGACAAGGATCAAAATCAAAATTAAACTCTTTATCTAATTCATCATAAAAATATTTTGGAGTTTGCCAATGATCACTAGTGTTTCTATTTTCATTTTTCATTTTTTATTTTTTATTTTTTCTACCTTATATCTTTGTTTAAAATTTGTTTATCCTTTGTATCTCTAGAGAACCTATCTCTATCAAAGATTGGGTGCGTCTAGCTACCCATCTATAGTTCTCTATAGAGATGCACATGCGCACAGCTGCACACCCTTGTAACCATGCGCCTTTCAGAGGTGCATGTGCGTATGTGCAGGCATGTGCAATTGCACAACCGCACAGACCCCTAAATCGCATAAGAATGCACCCTCCCAAGGGGTATGTGCAATTTGCCCTTTTGCCATTGCACAACCGTTTACACACATCGATCATGCATTCATACATACATCTAAATATACACGCATCCCATGATTTATTTAGCAACATTTGTTCTCTCCAGATTATTTATTACAACCACCATTAAAGGTCTTAGGTATCCTGTCTTGGGTGCAATGTCATCATCGGTGTTAAATCTGTACCCATATGGGCCTTTAGGTTTCTCTAAAAATCTAAGCTGAACATTATCTCTAGGCTTGTGTTCTTTTGCATTCCAAAAATACTGATGAAAGTACACAGAGTTTGTTGAAGCTGGCAACAAAAAAACACACAAGCATTGAGACTCTGAAGCTTTCTTAACAAACTTGGGTATGTATCTATCATACATAGGATGACAATATATAGTTTCATGATCCCAATCTTGCAGCAAAGCATCTTGTTCTTTTGTCCAATACCTATCTACTAAATGATTTTTATCTGAAGCACATGCATCTACTGTAAAGTCAAACTCTTGCGATAAGTCTTCCCAGATTTCTTTGGGTGTGCGTATGTATTCCATAGGCAGAAGCTGTTTATCTTTAGCCAGTAAATTATAATGCTCTTTCATTTCTCTCCTCCTCTTCCAAGATAGCAAGGCCAATGTTGTATATGACTTGAGGCACAATAGAATTACCCAATGCTTTGAGTCGATTGACGCGTTCAGGGATGCCTGTTGCTACTCTTGGGATGTTGGGCTCTCGCTCGAATCCGAGATGTCCGTCCAGCCTTGCGGATATCCCATCAGCCATTCCACCCACTCCGGGTTCAGTGTGCCCTTGCCCGGTTTGTCCTTGACTGCCATCGTCAGTCCCACTTGCTTGCCCTTCGCTAGCCTTCTCTGTATTGCTGGGTCGCTCATGTTCCCCCTGTCCCTGTTGTCCGAGGCGTTCGGTGTTGGCCACATCTTCTGCTCGATTGCCACTCGCTCCTCCAAGTTCCCCTTGTAGCCCCTGTCGTTGTTGTCCATCGCATTGACCACTGTGTCCATTGTCATCGACATTCCTATCGAGCTCCTTGGCGTGGGATACATCTTGCTCTTGACTGCTCCTGCCAGCTTGCTCTTCTTGGCTAGCTTCTCGTAGTCCGTGTTCTCCCCTGTGTCCTTCCAGTCTCTGGCCGCTGGAGTTGGGAACATCTTGCCCGGATCCTTCTGCACTGCGTGCCTCAGAGCGAACTGAAGATTGATCCCCTCTTCTTTCTTTTTCTTCGCCCTTTTCTCCCAAGCTTCTAGTGTTTCGCTTTGATTCGCTAGATGATCTGAGTGTTGAGGAGTTGGGAACATCTTTTGATTCTGCCATTCTATTGACTGAAGAGTTGTCATCTCCTTGTCGTACTTGAGATCCTTCAAGTGAGGCTTGATTGTTTCCCAATCCTCGATTGACGGATGACTGAACCCTGCTTTGTCCTTCCTGAACCAATGTTCGATTGTTGTCTTCTTGATGTCCGTCTTCTCTGCTAGTTCCTTGATTGTTGTCTGACTCCTTAGATACTTCACAAACTTCTGCTGCTCTGGAAGATGAGGTCTCTCCACCATCTGATGATCTTGATAGAGTTCCATCAGCTCTGGATTCTTGAGAATCTCTTCCATCATGATCCTGTCTGCTAATGTCTTTTGTATCGGTTGACCTGATGCCCTGTGTGTCTTGCCCTGTAGCATCTTCGTTGCATGCTTCAATGAGTCCTCCTTCGAGTCCATTGTCGTTGGAGTTGGCCACATCAGATCTGGATGTGCCACCTGATCGTTCAAGCTGATTGGCATTCCCTTGTCCAACTTCATCTGCATTCTCTCCTTGCTCGATCCTCCCCTGCCGCAATGCGCGTCCGGGGTTCTCCATATCACTTGCTCCCTCAGATTCGAGCACCCTCCCTTCTTCGCTTCGTCTGACAGCTCCTCCTTTTTTCTCACTTGATTCACTCTCAATCCGTCCATCGCTTGAGGCGTTGCCCATAAACTTTCCGAGGATCCAGATTCGATCTCTTCGATGGGGCGCTTCGACACTGCAAGCTGGAATAATAAACGATTGCGTGGCGTAACCTTGGGCTTCCAAGTCAAGACACACATCATCGAGTGCCACATTGACGAAGCCACCAACGTTTTCGACAATGACCCAAGAGGGTTTTTTGTGTTTAATAATTTCATACATGTACGGCCAGAGGTGTCTGTCATCTTCCTTGCCTTTTTTCTTGCCTGCAACACTGAACGGTTGGCACGGGATGCCTCCGCAGATGAGGTCGAAGTCTTGAATAATTCTTTCTGGTTCATTGCCTATCTCCTTTAGATCTTTATATATTGGCACATCTGGCCAATGTTTATTTAATACTTTACGACAGAAATCATCAAACTCACAGAAAGCAACAGTGTCAAAGCCACCTGTTGATTCTAATCCTAAGCTGAATCCTCCTATCCCGGAACAGATATCTAGTATCCTAATCATTTGTTTCCCTCCCTTTAAACCACATGCGTGTGCAATATCTTCTGATGATTGCTACCACTGTTAACACCCCAGCTTGTGCCACTGAGATGATCAATGCATTCTGCGTGAACATCAAGCATATTGTCAGCACCACCCACACCAAGGGTAGATTGATTGCTGTGCCCATAAACGTATCAGCCATTGATTCTTTGAGTGCTGCTTTGTCTAACTTAATCATGACAAAAACAAGTCATCTGTTCATCGAACATGTCTTGCTCCTCATAGTGAGGTTGCTTGCTTATATCTAGAAGCTTGATGTAGTTGTCGCTGTCCTTCCTGAAGGTAGCGCCAGCATCTTTGCCAAACTTCTGCTCTTGTTTTATCCACCAGTCTGCCATCTCTGGCCTTTCCTTTAAGAGTTTGATCTTGGTATCCTTGCCCTTGAGAAAACATAAGTCACAGTTACCAGCCAATGTTTTGCCACTGAAGTTTGTTAGATTCAAATCAAAGTTTTGTTTCTCCCAGAAATCCGTCACATCTTTTACATCATGCTTGGCATGATACATAGGCAAGACATTCTCCCATGGGTTGTTCTGTCTCATGGCGCTTGACACTCTTCGAGGCTCATCGTATCTAAGGCCTATCACGTTGTACCAAGTCTTGTGTCCTTTCAACTTGCGCATGAACCTTGACATGACTTTGACCTTGAGTTCACTGGTGCAGAACCTGGCCACAGGATTGGGTAAATATTTTCTTCTATCAATTAAAGCTTCAAAAGGTTCACCATTTCTGCTTGCTGTTTCGTAGGTGACTTCTTTGGTGCGATAGACAGGACGCTCTTCACCAAAGTACAACTCCAACCAATGTATCTTCACGCCCCACTTCTGTCCTATCTCATGTACAAAGTCCAATGTTTCCGGGGCTTCCTTGCCTGTGTTAGCAAAGGTAACGTATATATCTTCAGGCAATGTTCCACCATGCGCTTGAATAATATTCCATAGCATGAACCCGGAAGTTCGACCACCACTAAAGCTAATCAAAGCTGGCCCTGCTATCTTGTAAGGATTAGACTCCATAGATTCTCTCAACTTGTCCCATTAAATCTTCGTGTGCGTTGTGCAAAAAATCTCTTTGCTCATAATAATTTTTATTTGTTTCTTGGGTTTTTATAAGCTGTCTTTGCAATCTTCCAATCAAGCGAGCTAGATCTAGCTTCTTATCAGCAACCACTGCAAGCTGATGTTTGACCATCAACTCCAAGACCTCTTCAATCGGATCTGTTATTGTCTCTAAGTTATCCATCATCCTCCCAAGGTTTCTTCATCTCGTTATCTGCTAAGTAATACCAAGCGTTCTTACCTGGCACACTGTGAGTTTTGACTCTCTCTGCTAGATACTTCTGCACATGTGACACTGCATACCTTGCGGCTCTCTCTCCTGAAGCCATGTCGCTTTCCTTCAATGCTTGTCTTGCTAGCAGTTCTAGTTCTTGCCTTGTATAAAACTTGCGCCTATCCATTCCAGCTGCTACCACTCTTGCTATCTCTACTTCGTCTGGTGAGTCTGATGCATCCACCACCCTAAAGAAGCCACGATCAAAATCAAAGTAGGCCAAATGTTGATCTGGTTCTCTTGCGTTCCTTGCCTCGTAAAAGATATCGATGTTAGGTTTCTTACCAGACAGCTTGATACCAGAGTCCATCCAACCAGCGAAGGCACTACCACCACGAGCTGACATGAACGACAGATCATCTGCTCTCTCTTTACCAGTGTGATGAGCAATGATGACAGCAACACCAAAGAGTTCTATCAGCTTATCGACACGCGATAACATCTCGTGGATCTCTGAGTTAGAGTTCTCTTCTCCACTAAAGAAGTTAATGACTGGATCGATCATGACAATGTCAGGTTTGTGATAGTCAATACTTGTGGCTATCTCATCAATGTCTTTGTCTCTCATGATGTTCTTTCTTAATCTTCCAGAAGCTATAAGGTTTGACTTACCAAGATCTAAGATCTCTCTGTCATGAATGAAAGGTTGATAGTACATGTCGATTCTTTTCTTTAAGAACTCATGAATGATCTCTGCCTGTAACCACATAACCTTTAAAGGTCTATTGAATTGTTTACCCATAAACTCTGTGCCTGTTGTGGCCGCAGCAGCAAATGCACCCAACCAATGAGACTTACCAATCTTTGGTTTACCCAAGAGCAAGACTCTTGATTGTTCAAAGACAAATGCATCACCCCAAAACTGTTCGATGCGATCTGAATCCATGCCATCCCAAAAAGGATCACCAAATGTTTTAAGGCCAAGCGGATCTCTTTCAGGTCTCTCTTCTTTTTTTTGTTGTTCGATAGGATCTTCTTGATCCATGATCTCTTTGAGTTCGTCTGTTAGTTGTATCTGCCACTGACTTGTCTTCCACTCTGTGATACCAGCTACATCCTCTGGGTTTCTTTTCAAGTGCCCAGTGCAAATACTGTTTACTGTTTGCAATACTTCTTGCACGCTCATGGGTGGATTGTTTGTTTGATTCCAATCCAAAGCTTTGATGATGACTTCACGCATACCCCAACCTTCGAGGATCCACTTGCCTACCAATCTTGCAAGCGTATCGTTTCTCATGCCACTGCCAACACCATCCATTGATAGCGGTGTCTTTAAGTCTGAGTTTGATTTGCCTACATTATTAAAGTCATAGATCACATTCATGTCTTGACTTGATAGTATGGGCAAGTCATCCATGTCGCTTGGCTCAACACCGTCCACGCTTTCAAACATGTAGTGGTCCGAAGGTGAGACCATGACATAGCCACCCTCTCCTCTGACATCAAGTCTGCCTGTGGTGTTTCTTATTTTTAGATCTGGATTGATGGCATAGAAATAATGATAGCCACCTCTTGGTGTTTTTTGTTTGAGTGTTGTTCTTGTGATCTGTCCTGATTCACAAAAGTCACAGGCCTCTTGTGTGTCTGCATCGAGCACCACAAAATTAATTCCAGTGACAGCTGCCCAATTACAGTTTGGAAATTGTAAGTACCATTGTTTGATTTCTTTTAAGTGTGCTTGCTTTTCAATATAGTTTGCCCACTTAACTCTTGGTGTCTTAGCCCAGCGCTTAACCAACACATCATCGTCTTCATAAGGATGTCTTGTTTTGAAATAATCTGGTATGACATCTGTCTTGGATCCACAAGGTATTAAATGAAAGTTATTCTCATAAAAAGAAACCAACATTTCTTTTCTCTTGTTGCCAAGAATCTCTTCTCCTTTTTTATTTAAATGTAATTCCAAGACTAACTCTCTTCTACTGCACCATAAATACTTTCCCAATCAAGAGCATGCCCGGTCATCTTGATTAATTTCTTGGCCTGGTTTACAGAGGGTTGTCTTGTGCTGTATCTCCACGATCTAATCGTAGACACTGAAACCTTGAGTTCTTTTGCAAGACTCTCTTCGCCACGTTTTTCTATGTAATCTTTTAGTTCCATCTCTCTCCTTATAAGGTGATGCGCTTCTATAAAAAAGGAGGACGTCAACCTCTTAGGGAGAAGACGAACGAAGCGCATCGAAGACAATCATAAGTGACATGATACAAAAAGTAAAGAAGATTGTTGACAAAGTTTTGATAATCATTATGATGGTATTTGTATTTGTTATTGGAGACAAACTTATGGAAGATCAAACTAAAGAACTCGTTGGCCTGTTAAAAGCAAAGAAAGTAAATCTTGCCAAGCAAGCTGAGTTAAGAGAAGAATCAAAACATCTGGATGAAGCTATTGCTCAATGTCCTGAAGTTGTTGAGGTTACTAAATTATTATCAAACTCTGGTGGATCCAAAAGGGTGCAGCTTAACGGTTTGATACCCAAAGATTTAAGAGTGCAGTACAAGGTTACCAAGTCATGGGACCAAGACTACTTAAATGATTTATCAAAAGAACTACAAAACTTTCCATTTACTAAACAGTATGTGGAGGATTCTCGTGCAACCAATAAACTTCAGGATGAAGATCCGAAAGCTTGGGAGTACATTGAGAAAGGTTTGACAACTAAGATTAATGAAAGGCCTTATGTCACATTCATTGATCCATTAAAAGGAGTAAGCGATGAGTAAGATAGGAGATTTCTTAATAGACGTTCAGTCTGATTCAGAATTTGTTATTGGTGGTTGCGAAAGCTTTGAGCAATTTTGCAGCAAGATGAAAAAAATAAATGCCATGTATATGCCAAGTTCATTGGTAGACATATGGGAAGAACACGTTGGTTCTCAAGAAGATCTTAACGTTAATCATTATATAAGGAGACCAAGGTGAGTCTATTGGATACCATTGAAACAGGCATCAAGGTGCCAGCAATAAAAATAAATGTAGCAGGAACTGATGGGATAGGTAAGACCACCTTCGCATCTAATGCACCTAGGCCTATATTTATTAAGACAGAAGAAGGTACAAACTTTTTAGATGTATCTTCTTTCAAACTATGCAAGTCATACGATGACATTGTTAAACAATTACAAACTCTTTATGAAGAGAAACATGATTACAAAACCGTGGTGTTTGATACCACTGATTGGGCTGAGAAACTTGTGCAACAAAAAGTTTGCGACATGCATTCGGTAAAGTCTATTGAGTCATTAGGTTTTGGTAAAGGTTACACAGAATCCGCTGAGTTATATAGGCGGATACTTAAAATGTTTGATTTGCTACTGGAGAAAAAGATGAATGTTATCTTGCTCTCTCATGTAGCTATCAGAACTTTCAATGATCCTGAGCGTGAGCCCTATGATCGTTGGGAGATGAGTCTACACAAGAAGGTATCATCGATGATCCGGGAATGGGTAGACTTCAACCTGTTTGCTAACTACGAAGTATCAACTCGTACTAGTGGCCAGGGTTTTAATGAAAAGACCAGAGCAGTGTCATATGGCAAGCGAAAGTTATTTCATAAATTCACCGCAGCCTTCGATGCTAAGAGTAGAGTTGACTTGGGTAACGCCCCATTGGATCTTGACTTCAACGCATTCATGACTGCTTTCAAAGAATCTTTAAAATCTAAAATGAAGGAGAAGAAAAATGTCGGATGATTTATTTAATCTAAACTTAACTGATGTCGAGGATGACAGCGGTTCAATTGGGCCTATGCCTGCTGGAGACTACGAAATGGTAGGAGCATCATGGGAAAGTAAAAACAGTAAAGCCACAGGTCATAAGATGCTGAGTGTAACTTATGAAGTTGTGGGACCGAAGTATTCAGGTAGGAAAGTTTGGGAAAACTTTATGCTTGAAGGCAACGGACTAAACGTCTCTAAAGGGAAGCTTCGTAACTGGAGAAAAGCCATGGGCATGGATCCTGATATGGAAGCTTTCGGTTTGGAGGATCTTGAAAGCATGATGAGTGTCCCTTTCAATGCCAACCTTCGTATTGAAGAAGGCAGAGATAAGGGTGATGGTACGAAGTGGGAAGATAAGAATGTGATCGCTAAGTTTTTAGCTGGCGGTTCGTCTGCAACGTCTTCCCCTTCCCCAGCTCCAGCACCTAGTGGTGGTGACTCATCAGAAGAAGATCCTTTTGATTGGGATAAGTAAATGATTTTCACCATGACATTGCAACAGGTCGACCTATTAAAAGGAGAGAGTGATGTTGTTGGTGGAATCCTCGAGCGAGTAACTAAAGCTATTAATGACCTGAACCTTGCTTTGGTTACTCCTCGCCTTTTTATTATAACTAAACCGGGAATATTATTCCCATCTTTTTTGGAGAAAAGATATGCTGATAGACAAGAGAGAGGCCAACAACCTCATTAACGTAATGGAATCTTTGTTGAATTCTTTGGACAAAACATTTGATAGTTTGCCAACTGACATCGACCAGAAAGTAAAAGATGCTAAACTAACTTTATTAAATGTGGAAAGAAAAAATGATAGACAAAGAAAATTCCCTAGATTCTTTAGATGAAAGAACCTGTGATCAGGTGATGCAAGATTTACATATGTGCATCGATGATTGGTCTAGACAAGATCTAGATACTAAAGCAGCTGTAGTTACTCTCGCAAGATTCTGTGTTGAATTATCTTTTAAATTTTCACACACCCCTTATGACGCTATGCAATTACTATCCACGGTAGTAATGGATAACCTCGAATCTTATGAACATGAAGAGTTAATGCAGCTTTTGATACAACCTCGTGATCAAAAGAAAGTCATTCATTGAAACTTAGATACTACCAACGCAACGCTATAGATGCTCTTCACTCTTGGTTTGATACCAGGCCTGAAGACCCAACGCTTATTGCCTTACCAACAGCAGCTGGTAAGACCATTATATTTTCACACTTCATTAAAGAAGTCTTTAACAAAAACCCCAAGGCCAGGTTTCTTATCATGGCTCATAGAAAAGAGTTGGTTGCTCAAGCTGAAAGCAAACTAAAGTCTGTGTGGCCAGATGCCCCGGTGGGTGTACTCGCTGCTGGTATGAAACGCTTTCAGCACAATGCACAGATTCTAGTTGCCAGTCGCGATACCTTGGCCTCGCCCAAGAGATTAGAAAAGGTTGGCAAGTTTGACTACATGATTATTGATGAGGCACACAACGTGCCACCTAGTTCTCTGACTCGCTACAAAAAGATCATTGACACTCTATCAGAACGCCAGTCCATGAAGGTCATGGGCTGTACTGCAACTCCTTATCGTATGGGTCAGGGCTACATCTATGGCAAGCGTAAAGATCATTTCTTTAAAGGTCTTGCCTACAGTGTATCGATACCAGAGTTAATACAAGCAGGTTACTTGTGCCGATTGTCTGCCTTTGCTGTCAACGACAATGCCATCATTGATGCTGGCAAAGTTAGTTTGAAGTTCAAAGGTGGAGACTTCCGGGAAAAAGAATTAGAAGATATAGCCATGGTGGATGAAACCATCATCGAAGTTATAAGTGATTGGATTGATAATGCCTACACAAAAGGCAGAACAGCCTCGGTGTTCTTCTGTGTTTCTGTTCTCCATGCTCAGAAGATGACTCAGTATTTACAGCAACATGGTATTAGTGCTGCTGTGGTTACAGGGGAGACGCCCAACCAAGAACGAGATAAGATTCTTGCAGACTTTGAGTCTGGTAAGATTCATGCTCTCTGCAATGTTGGGGTTTTAACCGAAGGCTGGGACGCCCCGCGAACAGATTGTATAGCATTGCTTAGGCCAACGCAAAGCATTGGTTTGTATGTGCAGATGTGTGGTCGTGGCATGCGACTGCATGATGACAAGGAGAATTGTTTGCTACTTGACTACGGTGAGAACGTAGCTAGGCATGGCTGTCTAGATGAAGTAGAGCCTGGCGAAAGTCTTCCCGGAAGATACAAGCCTAAGATTTGTGCAAGCTGTAATGCTATCAACTCACCTTCTGCTAAAGAATGTATTGAGTGCGGCCAGGTGTTTGAGTCAACACAATCAAAAGTTCTCTGGACCAAGAAGGAAAGGGAAGTAGCAAGGCGTACCAAGGCTGAGAGACAAGCTGTATTATCAGATGAAAGGAAAGCATCAGTCCCTAAAAACAAACCCATCACGGACATCTATGCGTCTGTGGTCAAGTCTAAAAATGGCAGTGAGTATTGTCAGGTAGTCTTTACAGTTAAGGATGAGTTCTTTCCTAAGAAGATGCCACTAATGTTTGGCCATCCCACTGCACATAAGATGGCGGTGCGTAAGTGGAAGAAGATTACAACCAAGTGGGGATCACCAAGTCAACCATGGATGGCTGCTGAATTAATTAACAGCGGTGCATTTGATACAATCTCTGAGATCATTGTGCAAAAGCAAGGTAAGTATGAGAACGTTGTTGGAATTAAAACCAAACAAAATGAGGACATAGATCTATGAAAGATATAAACCATTTGTTAGATGATGTTGAACTACAACAAAAGAGACACCAAAGATTTTATCTAGGTATCAGTCAGATAGGTAATCCTAACCAGCGTTTACTTTGGATGCGTTGGCGCTGGCTTATGCCTGACGATATGCCTGCTAGAGTCTTGAGACTTCTTGATCTAGGCAACGTGGTTGAGGATGATCTTATCAAGAAGCTTAGAAAGATTCCCGGTGCTCAGATATTTGATGTTGCCTCTAATGGTAAACAGTTTGAGACACAGACATTGGGAGGCCACGTCAAAGGTCATATCGATGGCGTAGGGCAAAACTTTCCGGGGATTGATACCAAAGATCCATTCTTGTTAGAGTTCAAGACAGCCAACGACAATCGCTTCAACAACCTATTAAAACTTGGTAGTTATTGTGATTGGTCAGAAGAGTATGCTGCCCAGTTACATTTATACATGGGCTTGTTTAAGTTTGATCGATGTATTGCAATTGTTTATAACAAAAATAATTCAGACTTATATACAGAAATCATTGAGTATGATAGTATCGCTTTCGATTCTTTAATAGAAAAAGCAAAAAGTATTTTATTAGCAGAGTCTCCACCAGATAACTACATACCGGAAACAGATTACCGAATTAAAAGTTATATGACACCAGGCCAACAAGCCTGTTATCTAGGTAGAGCGCTGCTACCTAACATACATTGCAGATCTTGTAGGTTCGCTGAGGTTGATATCGACAAGGGAGATGCACATTGGCATTGCACCCAGCACGATAGAAAGATTAGCGAAGACAGACAAACCAAGGGTTGTTCAAGACATAACTTTATACCTGAGTTGATACCAGCCCACGTCATGGAGAAGGATGACGATATGGTTTTGTATGAGAAGGACAAGATTAGATTTGTGAACGTGGCCGAGAACCTTAACACGCCGGGCGAAAACTTTTTTTCTAGCAAAGAATTAATTGAAGTTGTAAACAGTGGGTTTCCAGAAGATATCTTGGAGACTTGCGATAAAGTTAAGAAGTTATTTAATGGATCATCTATTACAGAAATTAGACCTTGGGTTGAAAGCAGACCACCCCTCTAAGCTTTGGGTTTTTTTACTACGATTATTTCTGTGTCTGGGTACAGTGCCTCTACTAATTTCTTCTTCAATCTAAACATAGGTGTCTCGATTCCTTTCGTATCCTCGACCACTATCTCACCCTCGCTGTTGACGTATCTAAAGTCAGCCTTATAAAGACAAACCTTTTTATCATTGACCACACATGGGAAAGGTGGATGCACTTCTATATTAGAGATAATGCCATCAGCTTCTAGCTCTTTGAGGTGAGTGTACCTGGCCGCTTCTAACTTACTGTCAAAAGTTATGCCATCAAGTTTGACTTTCTTCGCCCGGTATTTGTTGTACAAGTTATGGTGTTCCTACTAGTTTCTTTCTTTCTTCTTCTCTTAAAACTTCTGCTGCATTTAACCTATTAATAGGTCTATCAAATTGGCCTTCAATAGGCTGGTATTGCATTTCTCTTTCTAAAGATTGTATCTCTTTGGTTGGAACAGGAAGAGGGGCTCTTTCACTTGAGCCTAAATATGCTTCATCTGCTAGCTCTGTATTTAACTCTAATGGCTCAAATAAATTTCTCATGATTAAATCTGGAGAAGAAACCTTTGCTTGTGTAAGAGCATCAAGTATATCTCTTTCACCAACTCCTAATATTCTAGCGTCTTTAATAGATCTATATAAATCTCTTAAAGATTCAAACCTATCAGCGTTGGTTTCTATATAACCCTTAATAAATTGTTCTGCTTCGACAGGAGTTTTTGATCGTAGCAAATCATTAAAGTTAGCACTAATGGCTGCTATTTCATCTCTTGCTTCATAAGCTTTAAAACCTATAGTCTTTTTCATTTGAGGTTTAACTTGTTTTAATCCAGTAAAAGCTTGCACCATTGTTTCTTTAACATCAATTGGTCCGCCTTTGGATGATATTAACTCTTGTCCTTTTGGATCTCCGCCCATAATACTTTTAACAATTTGAGTGGTGTCTTTTTGTTTTAAAGAAACATCTAATGGATTATTTGTTCCCACTTGATACTGAACTCCATATGGGCTGACAGTAGGTAATGCTGTATCAATTAAATGAATAAATCCTTTTGCTGCTCTAACTCCCGCTGGATCATCTGGATCAAATATTTCTCTTCCAGTTGCTGTTCTTCCGCTATTAATTTCTAGTAAAGCATTAGTAACAATTGATGGTTCAGCAAACATTAAACCAAACTCTTTTAAAAATTCTCCAGTTGCATTTGCAACTTTGGTTCTTGTTTGTTCTTCGTTATCTGTGCCTTCTGCATATGACATCAATGCTGCTCTAGGTATTCTGTTTAACAAATCATATGGGTTCAAATAACTATAGTTTAGAAATCTGTCAACGTATCCATTCATGTCAGATGATATTGGTACTAATGTAGCTGTTTTATCCCAAGGAGTTCCTTGTCTTCTGTATGCATCAATTTGTTCTTGACTAACTCCTGTAAGATTAGAGCCAAGTTGTTCTAATGCTTTTGGTGCGACAGCTGTTACCATAAAGGCGCCAGCCAATCTTCTTGCTCCTATTTTTTGTATTTCTGGATTTGTGCTAGCAATTTCTTTTAATCCTCTATCTGTAATGTTTACAATATTTCTTATAACCTCAGATGGAAAGGATACAAAGTTACCAAATGGAGATAGTCTTACAACATTTTTGATTGCGTTTGGAACTCTTCCATAGTTTGGCACAGTATTTTTTGCTATCTCAGCAGACTCTGCATTAATAAATCTTTTTAATTGTTGGTCAGTTAAGTTTGCTGTTTTTAAATTTATGTTGCCAGCACCGTCAACAAACTCAGCAAACTCAGACATGTTTCTTCCTGCTGTCACAGGCATGGTTAGTTCTTTGTATCCTGCTTTAAAAGAATTGTTTAGAGCTCTGGTTAGCTTGCCTTGTTCCATAATATAATTGTGAACCCTTGCCGCATCATCAGTCATACCGTAAACCTTTTCAGCAAAACGAACTCCGGGTATTTTTTTTGTAGACTTTAATATATCAAAAGAACTTTTTGATAGATCTTTTACTTCAGCAAGGCCAGTAGCTCCCTTGCCTCTTAAAATAATTCCTAACTCTGTCATCTCATCAATAGGTTCTTTAAGTAATGTCTTAGTAGCTGGGTCAAATAATCCTGCAAAAGAATATTGAACAGCATCTGTTACTCTTCCTGTTGTTCCTAGATTTCCATTTGCTGCTGAAAACATAGGAGTATTTGTTATGTTTCTTAACTGCGTACCCGGAGATGCAACAGTTTTACCATACTGAACAGCTGACTTAGTTCCTAAAAAAACTCCATATACGCCTTTAGAATACTCCCACCAAGTTGGATCTGCTCCAGCATATAATCCTTTTTGAAATAATTTTCCTACAGAGTCTGATATATTTAATACATCACTTGATGCTCCTGTAATTGCATCAACAACATCCTTTCTTCCGTAATAACCTTTTAATGCGCCAGTGCCTTCTCCAAATTGTTTCATTGGTATTGGGTTGCCTCTAGGGCCAGGCATTGTAAATGCAATACCAGTAACAGCATCGTTTTCTTTGCCGCCAATATATTGCATATTTGTTTTTGCTTTTTGAAAAGCAGAGTCACTTGCAAATTCTGATCTAGCTTTTCCAAAGTTTGGGTTTACTCCACCTCCTCCAGCTTCTGGATTTAACAGAAACTTCATTGCGCCTTCTTTATTATTTTCTTTTAGTATTTGTTGATAAGCTTTGTTCTTTCCAATAATTGTTGCAAGTTTTTTAACTGTTAAATAATTTTGTGCTTTAGTTTCTGCAAGTATATTTTTAGATCCTGATTGTAAGTAACCAGTTATTTGTCCCAACGCTTGCCTTACTTCTGGAAGTTTGTTTAATGTTCTTCCTTTTAGTAAACCTTTGCTTATGTTGTTTGTATATATTTCTGTATTAACAAGCTCATCAAAATCATCAATGTTTTTAGAATTTTGTGCTAGCGTTTGAAAAGCATCGTAAGCTTCATTTTTACTTATGCCATTAAACTCTCTTTGTATTGCTTTAATTGCATTGTCTTGAAAAGTTGGATCAATATCAAAAGCCGCATCAACATATCTTTTATATGCTCTTGATCCATACATGCCAATGTTTTCTTCAAGAGCAGTGGCTAATTGTTCTGGTAATAGTAAGCTAGAAAAACCAGACTCATTAGTTTTAGAAAGCTGTTGTAGTTCTTCAGTTAAACCATCAATTAGTTTTCTAGATCCATTTAATATATCAGGAAGTCTAAGCCCCTCAAAAACATCTCCAGCCTCATCTATAAAGTTATAAGATTTATAATCAAGCAGCTCTTCAAATTCTAATAAATTTTTCATTGCTTTGTTTTGTATTTTCTTTGCTAGTTTTCTTTGCTCTGATGCTGTTGCATTTGGTAATTCAAACTCAACTTTTGTAAGAGGAAATAAAAATTCATTAATAGATCTTGCTATGGATTCCTGTTGGCCTGTACTTATCTTTCCTCTTTTAACACCATCTTCAAAGAATTGTCCTATTTGAGAATGCGCCATGTCTACTTGGTCAAGCAATCCTTCTGTCCTATCAGCTACTGCCTGTTGTGCTTGGTACACTGCTTGACTCGGCAATGCGCCTTCTTTGGTAAAGTTTCTTTTTAAAAAGTTATAAATGCCTCTGTTAGAATTATTTATTGTATCTTTTATTTTTGCAGGAACTAACTTACCTTTAGTCCATTGAGAGGCTTGAGCAACAGTCCTTGCAACGTCTCTTATAACTGGTAAAGAAACAGCTGTTTCAGCAACCCTGCCAACTCCTTCTAGACCTCCTTTAATTATGAGTGGAGCAAATCTAGTAATAGCAGCTCCTTCTCCAGCAATAACAAATCTTTCTTTTAGTCTTTCATAAGCCGCTTCAGATCCTCTTAGTCTAGCTAGTCTATCTTGATCTGATTCGCTATCAAAAAAAACATCAGTCAAACTTTCTACATCATCAGTGTTGACTGCTCCATCCACAACACCAGCAGCTAATGCTCCTTTTAATTTGTTTGCTCTACCAAAGTTACTAACAATTCCTGCCGCTCCTAGTCCGGGCAAACCAAACTGCGTAACATATTGAGCTCCCACACCAAGGCCTGTTTTAACTTCAGGCTTGGCTTTTTCAAAATGTTTAATAACAGTATTGGTGACATCAGTATCATTAAGATGATCGTATACTGTAGTGGGTATGGTGACTAGTCCTTCTGCTATACCAATGATGCCACGTTGAACACCACTAGCTATCTCTTCTAATGGCACTGTATTTTTTCTTTGGTTTGCTAAGTAATCTAGCTCTGCTTTTTTTAATGTTTCAGGTTTTGTATCTTGAACGAATACACTCGTGCCATCTTTAAATGTTACTGTTGGCATAGCACACTAGCCCGGATTCCTTTTTAACAATTGCAATCTTGAAACTATAACTGGTACAAGAGCAGGGTTTGAATTTTGATAAGAAAGAAGAGAGGTACTAGTAAATGGTTTCCCCTCTACTGGATCATATAAATAAAAATCATCACCACTGGCTTGAGAATCTGTGGTGTTTCTATAGCTTACTAACTTATTTAAAAATATATCATCAAAAGCTTCTCTATTTTTTTCAGGATCAATATCCTTATATGGATCTATACCTGAAGAAGCTCTTAATGTTTGCATGTATGCTGCTTTTTGTTCTGGATTTTTATCTAAGAATCTTAAAGTTTTAGCCATAGCAGATTCCATTTCAGCCTGTCTTGTTTCTTCTGCTAAATATGCATCGCCAAATGCAACAGCTGGATTAATAGGAACATATCCTTCAACAGGTCTCATCATGTTTAAGAAACCTGCCATCATTTTTTTAGCATAGTCTTCATCTCTTCCAACCTTATCCATGTAACTGCTTGGTAAAGTTTTTAAGTAATCAATAAACGTAGGTTTTTGACCAACGAAATTACCTTTGTCATCTACATTAAATCCTTTGTCAGTAATTAAATTGTATTTTATAATTTCTGCAAACTTATCAGATGATGCAATATCTTTTGGATCAAATTTATCTCCTGAAGGAGAGGGCGATGGTGCAGGCGATGGTGAAGGAGAACCTGATCCTACTGTTTTGGTTGAGGAAGAAGTTTTTGTTGTAGTTGTTGTTGTTCCAGGTTGAGCTAAAGTATTTGGATCTTGTTGACCAGGATCATTTTCTGGTAATAAAGCATTAGTATTGCTACCAGTAGAAACCTCAGCTATTGTAGAACCATCTGGCTCAGGTATTGTTGTAACATTGTTTTCTTTGTCATCACTGCCAAACATTCTTTTTGCAATTTCCATGCCTCCATATCCAGCAAGACCATACAATCCTAAATTTCCTAAAAACTTACCGCCTTTTGATAAAACTCTTCCACTTCCTTGTAAAAGTCTTTGGGTTCTACTCGGAGTTCCTGTACCTGAACCTTTAAAAGATTTATCCGCTGCTTTATTAACATTAGCTCCTTGGCCTGTTACAGGTTTTGGTGGGCCAACTTCAGGGGCATCTGTTCTTACAGGAGTTTGAGGTCTTATTGGCTGAGACGCTTCAGGTCTTTTTGGTTGAGGCGTTGTTGGCTCATTAGCTCTATTGATCCTAGCTCTTTCTAATCTAGCCTGTTGCGCTATAACCTCTGCCTCTCTTTGTTTGGCAGCATCTTCTATAATCTTTCTGTCTTCTGCGCTTGGTTCTTTTTCTTTCTTTGTTTTCTTTTTAGTTTTTGTTGGAAGCTTTTCTGCTATCTCATCCATCATATCCATGACAGTCATAACAGCTTTTTTCTTTTTACCGCCTGGAGTTTTTGCGCTAGCTGGTAGTATGCCACCATCTACCATACCGATAATACCACCTTCTGCTCTTTGAACAGGATATCCAGCTGTTTCAGAAACAGTTTCATAAATGATAGAAGCTGTTCCTTTTGGATCTTCTTTTAACGCTTGCGCTATTTCGCCCATTGAACCAGCTGTCTCTGGTGCTGATGTTACAAGATCTAAAATTCCTCTAGTGTATTCAACTGGACCTTTTGCAAACTCTATACCTTCTCTTGCAAGCATGGTTGTTGGAACCATTCCAGCTAAAGCACCAAGGCCTTTCTTAACTTTTCTAGCAGTGTTCAAGCCTTTCATACCCATGGCCGCTGGGACTCCAACACCTGTAGCTGCCATACCTGCAGCTGCATAATCTAATGGATCGCTTGGATCAAAAATAAAATTAGTAATATCTCGTGCGTTAAGTCTTTCAGGGTCATCTCTCATACTAAAGAAACCTTCTCGGCTCATAAACCTAGGGCTTCCACCCTCTGCGAAACCTTCTACACCGCGGCCTTTAAGTATATCAGCGCGAGTAACCTTGCCATCACCTGTTAGATCTGGGAAGCCACCGTCTTTTAATCTTACTGGCTCAAGGCCTGACATTATTCCCGGCATTATTTAATAGCTCCATATCCAGTCATAAGCGTTCCAGCAGCACCAACCAATTGACCTAATCCTGTGGGTTGCTGATAGACACCACGTTGATATGCGCTTGTGCCAGTACCTCCAGAGATACCTCCCATTGGAGATCCAGCTAGAAGCTGTTGACCTGTGAGCAATCTTTGTAATGGTTCTTGAGCAAGCTGATTTGCTCCAGCAAACTGTCTTGATAGTGCTGCTTGCTGAGTAGCTTGGCCTTGTTGACCAAGTTGGTTAAGTAAGTTAACTTGATTGCCTAGTTGCTGTTGAGATTGCTGACCTAGTCCTGCAAGTCCACCACCAATCTGTCCAAACTGTCCGCCCATGCCAGCAGCTAATTGTCCAAGCCCACCAAGAGCCTGGCCTAGTTGTGCTTGCTGTCCACCCACTCCTGCTTGCATGGTTGCAAGTCCTTGTTGAGCACCACGTTGTTGTTCAAATGCTTGTTGCGCTTGTTGTTGAGCTTGGCCAAGTCCTGTTTGACGTGCTAATTCTTCTTGGGTAATTCTTCCTCTAGATCCACCAAATGCTCCAGCTGATACAGCTCTATCCCTAAGACCTATGTCTTGTTGTGCAGACTGTCTGCCTATATCCTCTAATGTTTGCTGAACAACCTGATCTTCGTATGGATTAAAAAAGTTTTGTGCCATAGATGGATCGTACATTCCTGTAGTACCCATGGCTGTTTGCTCTGCTCTTTGTAATGCGCCAAGGCCGCCAGTAACTGCTTCACGGGCACCCGGCAAATATCCATAAGCTTCATCTAAAGCTCTCTCTTGTCTACCGAAGAGTCGACCAGCTTCAGTTAGATAAGGTTGATATTCACCCATTCGACCTGCTTGTTGTCGAGCTTGAATTTGTAAAGGAGTAAGCCCAGCAGTTTGCTCGATGGGAATATCTCTGGGTCTAGATATAAGACCTTCGTATTCACCAGGTGCGCCAAAATAAGATCCTAATAATCTACGAGAATAGTCCTCCATGTAAGGAGAAACAAAACTATAACCTGTTTGTGGGGTTGTTATAACCTCTGCTGGTGGTGCTGTTTTTGTTTTACTGAGACACATCTTCTATTTATTTCCTATAATACATACCGCCTATCTGGTGAAAACCTTTCTTATCAAAAAGTTTCTTAGCTCTTTCTACACCTTCTAGGTTAAAAATGCCAAGAATCAAAGGCTTGTCTTGCTCTTTAGCATAATCTATTACTGCATCTATTAAAAGATGTGACGGTGGGATTTGGTCTTTTAAGTTCCTGTATTCAGGTAACACATAAAACCAACCATCGCCAATGTATTGTTCTGCTGACCACCAATAATCATCTGGTCCTGCTGCAATACTACCAATGATTGTATCACCATCTAGTACATTATACACAATACCCTCAAACAAGAAATGATTTATG